TAAGTGTTTATTATTACCTTCAAAATCTTCCATCAGTTTTCTTATTTTATGTAGTACATCTAAAGTTTCGAAAACTTCAGCTTTATTATCTACATCTTTCATTCTATCGTATGTTTTACGAATAGAAGTGTCTATTGCCTTTTTGATATGCAACGATGTTATGCGTAACACATAAAATTTATTAAAGGGCTTATTATTATTATCCATTTTATTATCCTATTATTTAATTTAATATGATGGGGAGGTTAATCCCCACCACAAATTATTTATTAGTCAGCGAAAGGACCTTTGTAGTCACCTTGTGTTGACATAGTGATTGTTGCTTGGTTACTATCTGTTAATGATGGAGTTACTTCAAATGAAGCAAAAGCACCTTTAACATAGAAAGAACCATTATCGCCAGTTTCAGCATTCTTAACATCAATTTGGAAAACGTAAGTATTACCATCTTGAACTAAGTCTTGAATTGCAGCATGTACACTTGGTACATAGTTAACTGTAAATTCCATAGTAGGAGCATCAGCTTGTCCTTGAATTTGAGAACTTACTGATTGTCCATATTGAGGAACATTAACGATATTAGCGGGTTTTCCAAACGATGGAAACTCTCTGATTGAAGTCACTTCAGTTGCACCACTAAAATCTCCACCACCAGCTATAAAAGCTTGGTGAGTAGTATCATTAGTAGGTAAAGTGTATGTAGAATCAGCTTTGTATTTCAAAGTTGTGAAAATCCCAGCACCTATATTACTTATTAGAGCCATTGTATTTTTTTCCTTATATTTGTATTGGTTAATTAAATTGAAATGAAATTGACAGTATAATTCACGTTAAATAAACTTGAATCTTTAGAGTCAACTCCAATCGTTGTTATAAAGCTATTAGTTGTTTGCAGATACCCAGAAATCTCTTTCCGATCTAGTAAGTTTTTTAATATATCAGCGACCTCATAAGCACGTTTCATTCCAGCACCAGCAGGTACAAAAATTTGACATACTATTTGACCGTTAGCAGATACATCAGTATTAAAAACTAACTCTGAAGAAAAAGGCAATACACTAACCCGAATCCACTCATCAGCGTCTAATGCGCCTTGGTAGTTTGCGGGAAATGCTTTTATATTATGAGATGTCCATTCCGTAGTAGTAAAAAGATTCTCAACAGATGTCAATAATTGTGATATTGTTGCCATTGTTTAACCTTCCTTTCCTACTGTAATGTTTATGATAAAACCATTGTCATCATATTTATTAATTGCATAAGTATTACCACCAAATATGACAGAATCATAATTGTCAATAACCTTAGAATCAATATCAGAAGACTTTAATATTATATCAGCATTTATTCTCGGCTTATCATCATTAGTTTTATAACTGTTTGTTATAATACCTTTGATAGTAATAGGAGCAATAGTTGTCGAATTAACAGTTTGAGAACCAAAGTCATAACCAGTAACGGTTACATTAGTAAACTGTACATCCGTAGCTAAATCTCCAACCATAGAAAATGCGTTAGTAACGTTGCTATTAATAAGTGTTTTAAAACTCATTATGCACCTCCACTAACTTTAACACCACGAGTTTGAACTGAAGAAGTTTCATTTAAATATTTAGAACACAAATTAACAATACTATCAGGTAATTCTTTAAAGTTTTTAACTCCACTATTTAAATCGAATATTAATCTTACCGATCCAACAGTTAAATCTTTAACTTTATTATCACCTGCAGCATTACTTTCTTGTGTTTTCATATTATTTAATAAATGATACGCCAATTCAAAAGTAGCCCTTTTGATATCTCCTGGAATAGTACCTTCAAATGTAGCAGATCTATCATCTTCTAAGTCTTGAAAGTCGCCAGATTTATTATCATAAAATGTAATATCTCTAGGCCAAGATAACGGATATGAGGTAGTAGGCGTAGCCGTTCCACCCCAATCCATGTCATCGAGAATTCCAGTGGCTGTTACTAAAGCTTGTTCAACACTATCATTAGTAAACCAGTTCTCTGAGTTCAATCTATTTTCAAAATATTCATCAGATTCTAATATACTAACAAATGAGTTAGTTCCTTTTTGTAAAGCCATTATATTTTCTCCGTATATCTAATAGTTATAATATTAACCGTGGAATATAGGGAATATACCCATTTGGTTAACGTTAGTTGCATGAACAGTCCATGAAGCAGCGTCTGCTAGGTCAATATTTGCAGGATATGCAGTTGCAGATCCAGCCCATGAGAAACCTTTTGGATGCATGATATTACCCCATCTTGATAGGATAGTTACAGCACCACCACCATTACCAGCTAATTCGTTTCTGTCAACCGCAGTTGGGTTAACTTGAGCGATTTGGCTGTAGTGGAATGCAGCAGGTTTAGCTAGGTAAGAAACCTTTAAACCAGCAGGCATATTAGCAGTCAATACTTGATTGTTAATAACTAATCTTATTTTACCACCCATTACAGTATTAAAACTGAAATTTCCATCAACTACAGGAGCAACATCAAGAACGTTTTGTTTTCTCATAATGTTGTATGTAGCAGTGTCAATTACTAAGTAGTAAAAAGGCTCTTCGTATTCACCTTTGATTGCAGTCATTGCATCAAATAGTTTATCGAAGAAAGCAGATCTTTTATTAGCATTTGTTTCTGTCGCAAATAACGCATTAGGTGTAGATCCTGCGTCAGAACCAGTGTAGTACCCGAAAGTACCTACAACAGCCTCTGCATCAGAAGCACCTATAGCAGTAGCACCCCAAATTTTATCAGAAACACCGTTTAAGATAGATCTTAATTGTAGATCTTCTTTTCTTGCTCTTACAGCAGCAAATTGGCTACCTAAGTAAGAAAGACCATCTACTTTAGATACTAGTTTTTGAATTGAAGCTTCTTGTGCAGCTACGTGATCAATATTTTTTACATAAACCGCAGACTTGTTTGATGCAGACATTAAGTTAATGTTTGTATCAGCAATTGTCTCTGATTGTTTGTAAGAAGTTGATGGATCAGCAAAATCTAACCATCTTAGTGTACCTGTGTAATTTTCGCCTGAGTCAGTGATTCTAGCATCAGAACCCACCAAAGCAGTTGAAGTTAATAATGCTGCATCAGCTCTTTCAGCTTGTGTGTATGCTGAAATTGCTTTAGCAATATTATTAAAATTTGAACTTGTTACAGTCATTTGTTTTTTTTCCTTTTATTATTAGGACCATATTAATTGGTCCGGTTATTATTATAAAAGAGGAGCTTATTCAGCCCAGTCCCCGTCAACTTTAATATTACCCTTTTCAATATTAGTAAGTAGTTCATCAGTTGACATGTCTTTTATAGATTTGACAGGATTGTTTCCTGAAGCAGGTTTAGCTGGATTAATTCCAGATCCTGCATTTGCTTTAACTGAGAATAAAAACGCATTATTATCGTCTTTAGCATATGATGACACGGCATCAGAGATGCTTAGGCCATTTTCATGTACCCAATTTCCAGTAGCATCTTTCTTCAAATTTCCTACGATATCTTCATAAGCCATTTTAGCTGCTTTATCCGATTTGAAATTCAAAGAGTTAAGTTGAGAACGCACAGCGTTATCTCTGCTTAATTCTGTATTCTTTTGTTCATATGCTTCAAGTTTAGTATTCATTTCTGTAAGCTTCATTTGCATAACTTCGGAATGTTTACCCGCTTTTTCTAAAGCTTCTATTTCAGCTTTTTGTTTATCAGCTTTAGTTTTTTCAACTTGAGCTAATGCGGCATCTCTTTCTTTGTATGCATTATCTAAATTTACTTTAATATTAGATATAGCTTTAGAAACTTCTTCATCAACCATTTTCTTTATATCTGGTTGTGGAGTTTCTTTCTTTTCTTCTTTAACTTGAACTTGTTCAATGTTTTCTGACATTATATTTTCCTTTGGACACGGCCTTAGTTATATTTAATTTAAAACAAAAGAATTAATTTGATAATTCTTCTAATTGTTTCAACGAAATTAGTTTACCATTTTTATTAGAAAATTGAGAAAATTTAACTTTTCCAGAGTTAAATAAACTAACTCTTTTTTTACTTCCTAATATAGCCAATTTTGTATCATTAGATTGACTTGATAACCATTCCGGATATGTTGTTTTTCCCGGTACTTGACCATTGATAGAGGCACGGCGGCTATCAGATAATCCAGCAATTTTTCGTTTTTGTAATCTATTATTTTTAGTATTTAATAATTGATTAGTACTTTTCATAACAGGTATAGTTGTTGATCTACAATTAAAATGTTGAGGCGGTTGAGGTGCATATTTATTATCTAATGAATATACTTTACCATCTAATCTACCACAAATTAAACTAGTTCTAGTATCTAAAGTAGCTACATATTGGTAACCCTTTATTACATCATCATTTAATTTATATGTTTTATTAGACACAAAATTAGATGTTTCAGTTATAGCAGTTCTAGTTAATGTTTTTAATTGTACAGCAGAAGTAGCTAAACCACTTTTGCCTAAATCTTGGGCTATATTAATCATAGCTTTATTTTCAGTCATACCAAGTTTGACTATACCTTTTATTTTTCTTTGTTGTAACATACTTATAGAAGTTAATTGTTGACTATATGTTCCATTAGATTTAATGATTAAGTCATTAACCTTTAAAGTATCTTTTACACCTTTTGCTTTGTATATATTGTTTAATGATTTATCAAATAAACTTTTATAAAATCTCGCGCTCACGCCCGCTAATTTATTTAGTTCATTTATACCATCGTTATATATTTTTTTATAAGTTAAACGAATTTCTTTATTTAATTTTCTAGTTAAAGCATTTATATTTGCTGTACCAGAATAAGCAACAATTCGTTGTAATCTTATTTTGTGTGACGTTAAAATTTTAGTAATTTCAGTATCCAATCTCTTTTCGTAAAGAGTCAATAATGCACGGTGTTTCAGCATTCTTGAATATACATCATCATTTATACTCATTTATTCCTTTATTTTTTAACTTTAAGTTTATCCAACTCTACATTAATTCTTTTAGAATATTCAGCAATTAAGATATCATTTTTATTAACATCTAAGGTTGCTAGTATCTTTTTATTATTACAATCAGTTAATATCGCTAAATTTTGTTTAATTAGAGGAGATAGTTCACTTTCTTTATATTGTTTATCATTAATAGTAATAAATTTATCTTCTTTATCTTCAACTTTTCCATTCTTAGTCATTTTTATTTTTTCCTTTTTTTAGTTTTAGCCTTTTTCTTCTTCTTCTTTTTCTTATACTCAACTTCTTTTTTATTTTTCTTTTTCTTCTTAGCCATGATTATACTCCTTCCTAAATTACTACTTCTTCTTTTGGAGAGCAACCAAACTTAATAAAAATTTTATATTTATTAACTTGTTCTCTTCCTAGTTCAATAGTTTTATCATTTGCTTTATTATAGCCATCTATCATACAATCATATACATCATTATATTCTGTTTCAAATGTATGTGGTGGTATACAAGTTGTTTGTCCTTCTATAATCGAACACATGATTACCGTTAAAATAAACTTCATTGTATACCGCCTTATTTCTTTATGTAATATTAATAGTTCTAGCTTTTTTGTTATCCGGAACAATCTTTTCTAAAGATACTTTTAAAAGTCCGTCTTTTAATTCAGCACCTTTTATTTCTATATCATCAGCAATTGTAAAAGATTTAATAAAGCTTCTTTTGGCTATACCTTTGTGTAATACACCATCTTTTTCTTTTTCATCTTTACTTTTTACTGATTCAATTTTTAAAATATTATCTTCATATTTTACAGATACATCTTTTTTGTTATATCCTGCTAATGCCACCTCAATATCATATGATAAAGAACCTGTCTTTACTATATTATATGGCGGATAATTAGTAGATGTCATTGTTGGTAGTTGAGTAGTCAACATATCAAAATGATCAAATATATCATCAAAACCGACTGTAAATGGTTTTAAGCCTTTAAAAATTGATTGAATTGCTTGTGAATTGGTCATAATAAACCTCCTTTTGTTAAGCAAAGTTTTAATTTAACACCTCTAATGAGCATGTTATTTTTTTGTACTCTTATTTATTTCACTATAATCTTTACTGATATAACTTTCACCAGTATTGAGTACAGATCCTTTTTTACTATTAAAGATCCGATCATAATTCTCTTTATATTTTTTATTAGGAATTCGGGATCTACCATCCCATCCTCTTTTTCTTATCCCCATAAACTTCCAGTAATAGTGCCTTTATTATATTCAGTTGCTCTACTTTCAAAGAAGTTAGCATGTTCAACACCATTAACAACCCAATCAAGCCAGCTTAAAGGATTTTCTTTAACTTTATAATTTGGTTTTAATGATAATTGTAATAATCTTCTATCAGCAATATATCTTATATATTGTTTAACATCTTCTGATTTTAAACCTCTAATACCACCTTTAGCAAATGCAAGATCAATAAATTTATCTTCTAAATCTACCATATCCCGGGCAGTTTGATATATTTCAGCTTTAAATTTTTCTGTCCATACTTCAGGGTTTTCTTTTATTAATTCTTGAAATAATCTAATCATAGATTCAACATGATGTGTTTCATCTCTAATTGACCAAGTAACTATTTGGCACATTCCTTTCATTCTACCAAATCTTTGAAAATTTAGTAACATAACAAATGATGCAAATAATTGTAAACCTTCACCAAAGGCACTAAAACAAGCAATATCTTTTATAAGACCCTCTGTTCCAGATCCTTTAGACTTAAATAAATAATTATGTTTATCAGACATTTCTTTATATTCTTGAAATGCCTTATAATCAGTTAAACTTGGTTCACCTATAGTATCATTTAATAATGAATAACTATGAACATGATTAGATTCTGCATTAGCAAATGCTGTAAGCATCATTCTAACTTCAGGTGGTTTAAATTTAGGTACATACCTATCTAAATAGGCTTGTGCTATATCAACATCACCTTGTGTAAAAAATTTTAATATATTACTAATTAAACTTTTCTCTTCATCAGTTAATCTTTCATTCCAATCACGTATATCTTCGTGTAATGGAACCTCACTTGGTAACCAATGCATTTTCTGCATAGTGTTATAAGCTTCAAACGCCCATTCATAATCAAATGGCTTATAATGTGTTCTTGACTTAAATAAACTCATATTCTCTTTCCTTTTTATTATCCCTCACAAGCTAAACAATCAGCTTCAGGTATTATTGTTCTTTCAACTTTTAAACTTACTAATTCAGCACGTTTAATAGCTTCAGATCTACAATAATATAATGTTTTTAATTTCTTCTTCCAGGCTAACATGTGTATATCATGTAATTCTTTTATATTAACATCAGCCGGAACAAAAACATTTAATGATTGACCTTGACAAATAAACTCTTGTCTATCAGCCGCATGTTCTATTATCCATTGTTGATTTATTTCAATCGAAGTTTTAAATATATCTTTTTCGTAATCTGACAAATCTTTGAGGTGCAATACAGAACCCCTGTTTGCAAGTATTGAAGTCCACGTTTTATCATTATTTATTCCTTTGGTTTCTAATAATTTTTCTAAATGTTTGTTTTTTACTAAAAAAGATCCACTCATAGTCTTTTGAACATAAGCATTAGCTCTATATGGTTCAATAGATGGTGAAGTTGTACCACAAATTATTGAGCTTGAGGCATTGGGAGCAATTGCTAATAAATGAGCATTTCTCATTCCAGTACCTTCCATATCAGGAGCTTCACCTCTTTTAACACCTAATCTTTTAGATTCAGCTACAGCTTCAGACTTAATATGTTTAAATATATTTAAATTCTTAGCTTTAGCTAAAGCAGATTCAAATGGTATACCACATTTTTGTAAATAAGCATGAAATCCCATAGCTCCTAAGCCAATAGATCTTTCTTGTGTTGCACTAAACTTTGCTCTAAATACATGATCTGGAGCATTCTCAATAAATGATGTTAATACATTATCTAAAAATCTTACAATATCACCTATAAACATTTTATTATCTTTCCACTCATCATAAGTTTCAAGATTAACAGAAGACAAACAACAAACGGCTGTTCTATCTTCAGCAGTAGGTAAAGTAATTTCAGTACATAAATTTGAATGATGTACTTGTAATCCTAGAGCTTTTTGTGTTTCAGGTAATGCATCATTAATATGATCAATAAAAGACACATAAGGCTCACCAGTAGCAACTCTATTTTCTAATATTTTTTGCCACAACTCTCTTGCTGATACTTTTTTAACAATTTCATTTGTATGAGGATCAATTAAATCCCATGTATCATCATAAGTTGGTTCAGCAATACATTTATCTATAAGTTCCATAAACTCATTAGATATATTTATTCCATGATGTAGATTTAAACATTTTCTATGTATGTCTCCACCACTTGGTTTACGTATATCTAAAAATTCTAATATTTCTGGGTGAGATATATCCATGTAAGCGGCATAGCTACCTCTTCTAGTTTTACCTTGACTAAATGCCATTATTTCACTATCAACGACATGTAAAAATGGTATTGAGCCTGATGATTGGGATCCACCTGAAGTCATTGTACCATCAGAACGTACATCGCCCCAATATCCACCTATGCCTCCTCCAATAGATGTTAACCAAGCATTCTCTGTGTAATGCCCTGTTAATCCTTCTCTACTATCACCTACATAATTTAAAAAGCAACTAATTGGCATTCCTCGTTTTGTTCCACCATTACTTAAAATAGGAGTACTAAACATAAACCACATCTTACTTGCGTAATTATAAATTCTTTCAGCCATCTCATCATTATCTGAGTA